GAAGAACGTCGTCGCTGTCACCCAAAGTGTGGCCCTCCTTCAGGTGGCCTATGAAGCGCTGTCCACGCGCGACATCGGCATCCCGGGCATGGCCCTGGTGTACGGGCTGACAGGCACCGGCAAGACCACGGCCGTCGCGCGCCTGATCAACACCTGCGACGGCGTCTACGTCCGCGCGACCAGCGGCTGGACGCCCGCCTCGATGCTCGCCAAGGTGATGGCCGAGCTGGGTGCCACGCCCATGCAGCGCCGCAGCGACATGCTGGACTGGATCGTCGAGCGGCTGCGCGAGACGCAGCGCCCGCTCTTCGTCGACGAGGCCGACTACCTGCTCGGCACCGGCAGCAGCAAGCCGATGCTGGAGAGCCTGCGCGACATCCACGACCTGGCCGGCACGCCGGTGGTCCTGGTCGGCATGGGCGGCGGCACGCGCGGGGGGATCGAGAAGCGCCTGCAGGTGAATCCGCAGCTCTCCCGCCGCATCAGCCAGTGGGTGGAGTTCACGCCGCTGACGCTGGAGGACGCCCGGGCGGTGGCCACGGCCACGTGCGAGGTGCGGCTCGACGACGAGCTTCTCGGCCTGCTGCACGAGGCCGCGCGTGGCCAGGTGGGCAACATCGTGGTCGGCCTGGCCCGCATCGAGGCCCTGGCCAAGGGCAACGGCTGGCGCGAGGTCAGTGCCGCGCAGTGGGGCGACCGGCCGCTGTTCCTGGGCAACCGGCCGGCGGGGGCCTGAGCGATGGCCCGCACTGCAGGCGCCACCAGCCGCGCCAGCACCGCACCGCAGCTCCAGCGCATCTGGCAGAGCATGCGGGTGCTGCGCCGCTTCACCGCCGCCGAGCTGCAGGCCGCCGCGGCGGCTGGCAAGAGCCAGGTCGGCAAGTACCTCTCGGCGCTGAAGGGCGCCAAGATCGTGCGCATCGCCCAGCCGCGCGTCAGCGGGCGCCCGGGCAGCTACGACGTGTGGCAGCTCGTGCGCGACCTGGGACCGCTGGCGCCGATCCTCCGCAAGGACGGCGCGGCGGTCTTCGACCCCAACGGGCAGCGTGCCTGGGCCGCCCGTGGCCCGCGCGCTGGCGAGCCGGTGGACGCCACGCCCATGCCGCGGCTCGCCCTGGCGCAGCGGCAGACCCTGAGGCTGCTCTCGCGCGAGGCCGCGTGCCACGTCAACGCCGACACGCTGCACGTGCTCCTGCGCCACGGCCTGGTGACCGTCCAGGTGAGCCTGACGGACGCCGGCCGCCGGCTGGCCGAGAGCCTGCCGGCGCCGCGCACGCAGCGCGACCCGGGCCCTGTCGCCGCGGAGGTGCGCCATGCAGCCGCATGACCCCTCCGACTGGCTGGCCGCGCTGCGCGCCGAGCGCGAGCGCACCAGCCAGGCCCGTGCCGCGGAGCGGCTCGGCCTGAGCGAGGCGACCGTCAGCCAGGTGCTCAGCGGCACCTACAAGGCCGCCACGGTGCGCATCGAGCGGCGGGTCCGTGGCGCGCTGATGGGCGCGCAGTGCCTGTGCCCGGTGATGGGCGAGGTCTCCACGCTGGTGTGCCAGACGGTGCAGGAGCGCACGCCGCCGATCCCCAACCCCCAGCACGCGCAGGCCTGGATGGCCTGCCGTGGACGCGGGGCCTTCACCCGCGCGGGCCAGTGCCCGCACTTCAACCAGGCCGGCGCGCGCGCCGGCCGCGAGGAGCAGAGCCGATGAACGTGCGACGCCTGATCGACCGGCACCCCGCGGTGCCGCGGTACACCCTCACGCTGCCGGGCCTGGTGGTGCGCCTCGTGCGCGACACCGCCGCCGTCTGCGCCCTGGCGCTCGACGACTACTCCGACGCCCGGCGCCACCGCCGCAGCCTGCGCGAGGCCCGGCGGCTGAGCCCCTACGTGGTGCCCACGCAGCGCAGCGGCGCGGCGCCCGCCATCGTGGCGGCCGTGGCCCTGGTGGCGGCTGCCGCCGCCGCGGTGCTGGTGCTGGCCGGCCTGCCGGAGCGTGGGTGATGGGCGGCCGTCGCGTCCCCATCGGCCAGCGCCAGATCGACCGCGCGGCCGAGCTGGCCGGCCGCCCGGAGGGCGTTTCAGTGGCCGAGCTGATGCAGGACCTCGACTCGCGCTGGTACCCGAACATCCGGGACCGGCTCCTGAAGGCCGAGGCCGAGTTCGGCCTGGTCAGGATGCGGCTCGCGTTCGACGAGGTCCGGTGGTTCCGTCATGCCGAGCACGCGGCAGCGTGGGCCGCGCGCCGCGGGCCCGAGCGCGAGATCGAGCGTGCAGCCGCTGCCGCCGCCAGGGCCGAGCGCGGGCTGGCCGCCGCGCGTGACAAGCGCGCCAAGCGCGCGGCAGACCGCGTGGCGCGGGGTCTGCCCGCTCCCAAGGCGGGCCGCCCGCCGGGCTCTCGGGCGCCGGTGAGGCCCAAGCCGCACCAGGCGCTGACGATCAAGCGCGCCGCTCCCGACGAGCAGACGGCCGCGGAGCGCGCCATCGTCATCGCAGCGCAGCCTGTGATCACCCCGCAAACGGTCTTCACGGTATGCCCGAGCGCGGCTTACGAGCGGCTCGGCGCCGGCCCCCGCGGCCTGCTTCGCGGCGCGGTCGGCGATGCCCCACTGCGACGCGACGGCGCCGAGGACTTCCGGGCGTTGCCCAGTCACGGCGCCACCCGGCGCCAGCCGCCTCAAGCGCAGGAGCAGCCGCAATGACCGCCGCCTGCCTCGAAATGCCGCCGCCGGCGGTGGTGCCCGGCGACGGCCACCGAGCTCGCCTGCTGGCGGACCTGGTGCGCCTGCTGAGCACCGAGCACACCGGCTCGGCGCGTGGCGTCAAGGCCGAGCAGCTGGCACTGCGCCTGGGCCTGCACGAGCGAATGCTGCGCACCCTGATCAGCGCGGCCCGGGAAGACGGCATCGCCATCTGCGGCCGCCCGGACAGCGGGTACTTCGTCGCGGCCACGGCGGCCGAGCTCGAGGACACCTGCCGCTTCCTCCGAGACCGCGCCATGCACAGCCTGCGCATCGAGGCCCAGCTGCGCCGCCTGCCGCTGCCCGACCTGCTCGGCCAGCTCCACCTCCCCACCTGAAGGACACCGCAATGAACACCCCCGCCCCGCCCAAGGGCTACATGCAAGACGCCAAGGGCCGCTTCGTGCCCGAGAACATGGTCACGCCCGTCGACAAGCTGCGCGATCAGACCGTGCGCGCGCTGGTATCGCAGGCCCTGGCACTGAACCGCCAGCTCGCCGAGTTCAAGATCGCGGCGCACGGCGACATCGCCGCATTCGTCGAGGCGAGCGCCGAGGAGTACGGCGTGAAGCTCCGCGGCGTCAAGGGCAACGTCACCCTCTACAGCTTCGACGGGCGCTGGAAGGTCGTCCGCCAGGTGCAGGACACCATCCGCTTCGACGAGCGCCTGAAGGCGGCGAAGGCCCTGATCGACGAGTGCATCACGACTTGGTCGGAGGGGTCGCGCGCCGAGATCAAGGTGCTCGTCAACGACGCCTTCGAGGTCGACCGCGAGGGCGAGGTGAAGCTGGCCCGCGTGCTCGGGCTGCGCCGGCTGGACATCCGCGATCCGAAGTGGCGCCAGGCCATGCAGGCCATCACCGACAGCGTCAGCGTGATCGGCAGCCGCAGCTACGTGCGGATCTACGAGCGGGTGGGCGAGAGCGACCAGTACCGCGCCGTCACCCTGGACCTGGCCTCGGCATGAGAACCGCTGCCCATCGCCCCGTGCAAGCGGCCCGCCAGGCCGCCCAGCCGGCCGCGCCGCGCAACAACCGCCTGGCGGTGATCCACATCGCCAAGGCGCAGCTCGGCATGGACGACGAGACCTACCGCGCGATGCTCTGGGGCGTCGCGCGGGTGCGCAGCGCCAAGGAGCTGGACCACGCCGGCCGCGAACGCGTGATCGCCCACCTGGTGGCCAGCGGCTTCAAGGCCAAGCCGCCCAAGGAGCCGCACGCCGGCCGGCCGCGCAACATGGACCACCCCAGCCGCGGACCGCTGCTCGGCAAGATCGAGGCTCTGCTGCTCGACGCCGGCCGCGACTGGGCCTATGGCCACGGCATGGCCAAGCGCATGCACGGCGTCGCCGACCTGGCCTTCTGTCATGAAGGCCAGCTCTACACCATCGTGCAGGCCCTGGAGATCGACAAGCGGCGCCGCGCCGGCAGGGGACAGGCGTGATGCAGCTCTCGTGCCCCTGCTGCCATGCGCACATCCCGCTGGAGGCGGCTCTGCAGGACGAGGCCGGCCGCGAGCTGGTAGGCGCCCTGGCGCGCATGGAGCCCGCGCTGGCCCTGCCGGTCGTGCATTACCTGGGCTTCTTCCGCCCTGCCAAGCAGCAGCTCGGATGGGGGCGGGCGCTGCGCCTGATGCGCGAGACGCTCGAGCTGCAGCCCGACGCCGCCGTGCTGACGGCCGCGCTGCTGGAGGCCAATCGATCGCTCGACGAGAAGCGCGCTGCTGGCGCGTGGAAGCCCCTCGGCAACCACCAGTACCTGCGCAGGGTGCTGGAGTCGGCATCCGCCCGCCAAGGCCCCAAGGCGCCCGTTCGCGACGACGTCGGGGGCGCGGCGGTACCGGCGGGCCCGCGCGCCCCTCAGAGCCGCACCGGGGCCGCGCTGCAGGCCTTGGAGGGCATGCGCCGGGCCGAGCACGCGGGCCACGCTGAGGCGATGGCGCCCTGGCTGCACAACCGCGTGCTGGACGGCTTCGCCTACCTCTACGCCCTGGGCCTGGAGGGCACGCCGGCGGCCGAGGTGGTGGAGCAGAGTGTCAGCACCTGGCTGCGCACCATCGCCTCGCAGCCGCTGGCCTGGGACGAAGAGCTCGACAGCACGCGCCTGCGGGTGGCGTTCGAGACCGTGGCGGCCTCGGCCAGGCGCTGGCCGGCACCGGCCCTTGTGCTGGGCGCGATGGGCCCGCGCCCCAAGCGGGCTGAGGCTCAACGACTGGCGGCAAGCCCGCCGCCCGAGGTACTGGCGCAGCTCGGCCGGCGCCGGGCCGATGGCGAGCCGCCCGAGCAAATGCCTGTGGAGGACTCGACCGCATGAACGAGCCGCAACCCCTCTCGCTTCCGAAGCGCCGGCCACCGCCCGGCGATGCCGAGCGCTTCTACCCGGAGCTGCTGCGCGACCTGGCAGACATCGTGTCGCAGCACGCCGCCGAGGCCGGGCTGGACCCTGCCCGCGCCGCTGCCCTTGGCCGCAGCACGGCGGACGGGGTGTGCGAGCTGTGGCAGGGCCAGATGGTAACCATCCCGAAGGCCGCGATGTACACGGTGCGCACCCGCTGGGCGCAGATCGAGGCCGAGTTCACCGGCCGCAATCACGCCGAGCTGGCGCGCCGGTACGCGATGGGCGTGAAGCAGATCTACCGCATCCTCAAGTACATGCGCGCCTGGCGCCGCGAGCGCGGCGGTGACCTGTTCGACATGCCGGCCGAGGAGCAGCAGCGGTGACGGGCGCCGAGACAGCCGTCCTGCGCGTGCCCCCGCACTCGGTGGAGGCAGAGCAGAGCGTGCTCGGCGTCCTGCTCATGGACAACCTGGCCTGGGATCAGGTCGCCGACGCCGTGAGCGAATCGGACTTCTACCGCCTGGAGCACCGGCTGATCTTCGGCGCCATCGCGCGCCTGGTCGGGCAGGGCCAGCCGGCCGACGTGATCACCGTGTTCGAGCTGCTCGACAGCCAAGGCCGCGCCGCCGAGTGCGGCGGCCTGGTGCACCTCAACGAGCTGGCGCAGAGCCTGCCCAGCGCGGCCGGGGCGCGCCGATATGCCGAGATCGTCCGCGACCGCGCGATCCTCCGCCGCCTGATCGCGGCCGGCGACGAGATCGCCACCGCGGCCTTCAACCCGCAGGGCCGCCCGGTCGGCCAGATCCTGGACGCGGCCGAGGCCGCCGTGTTGGCCGTGGGTGAGGAGGGCGCCCGCCAGCGCCAGGGCTTCCAGGGCATCCGGGCCCTGGCCAAGAGCCTGCTCGAACGTGTGGTGGATCTTCACGAGAGCGGGGCCGATGAGGTGACGGGCCTGCGCACCGGCTACCCCGACCTCGACCGGCTGACCGCCGGCCTGCAGGCAGGCGACCTGGTGGTGCTGGCCGCGCGCCCGTCGATGGGCAAGACCGCCTTCGCGTTGAACATCGCCGAGCACGTCGCAGTCGCGGGCGGGCGGCCGGTGATCGTGTTCTCGATGGAGATGGGCGCCAGCCAGCTTGCGCTGCGCCTGGTGGGATCGGTCGGCCGCGTGAACCAGCAGCACTTGCGCACCGGCAAGCTCAGCGCCGATGAGTGGACCCAGGTCGCCGATGCGGTGGAGACGCTGACCCGCGCTGAGATCTGGATCGACGAGACCACCGGGCTGACGGCCGCCGAGCTGCGGGCCCGCGCGCGCCGCCTGGCCCGGCAGAGCCGCGGCGGTGTTGGCCTGGTGGTGATCGACTACCTGCAGCTCATGAGCGGATCGGGCGGGTCCGACGAGAACCGCGCCACCGAGTTGGGCGAGATCTCGCGTGGCCTGAAGGGCCTGGCCAAGGAGCTGCAGTGCCCGGTGATCGCGCTGTCGCAGCTGAACCGTTCGGTCGAGAGCCGCAACGACAAGCGCCCTCTGATGAGCGACTTGCGCGAGTCCGGCGCCATTGAGCAGGACGCCGACGTGATCATGTTCATCTACCGCGACGACTACTACACCAAGGACGCCTGCAAGGAGCCCGGGGTGGCCGAGATCATCGTCGCCAAGCAGCGCAACGGCCCGGTCGACACCGTGCGGCTGTGCTTCCGGCGCGAGCTGACGCGATTCGAGAGCCTGGCGTCATGACCCGCCGCAAAGCCTGGACGTGGGCCGAGCTCGAGCTGATGCGCTGGGGCTACGCCGACAGCAGCACCGCCGACATGGCCACGGCCCTGGGCCGCAGCTGCTCCACCGTGTACGCGATGGCCCGCAAGATGGGGCTGAAGAAGTCGGCCGCGTACCTGGAGAGCGAGCGCTCCGGGCGCATCCAGCGGGGCCGGCAAGACCCGCGCCTGGTGGCCCACCGGTTCAAGCCCGGCATCGTGCCGTGGAACACGGGCACCAAGGGCCTGGTTGGCGTGCAGCCGGAATGCCGGGCCGCCCAGTTCAAGCCGGGGCGGCCGGCTCACGAGGCGCACAACTACGTGCCCATCGGAGCATTGAAGGTGAACGCCGACGGCTACCTGGTGCGCAAGGTGACGGATGACCCGACCCTGGCGCCGGTGCGGCGCTGGGTCGGCGTGCACCGCCTGGTGTGGGTGGAGGCGCACGGGCCGATTCCCGCAGGCCACGTGGTGTGCTTCAAGCCGGGTCGGGCCAGTACCGAGCTGGAGAAGATCACCCCCGACGCCCTGGAGCTGCGCACCAAGCGCGAGGTGATGCTGAGCAACAGCGTCCACGCCCAGTACCCCAAGGAGCTGGCGCGATTGGTACAGCTACGCGCAGTACTCACCAGACAGATCAACCGCAAGGCCAAGGAGGCCACGACACCATGAGCCAAGACATCACCGCTCTGCGCGAAGCGCTCTTCGACACCCTCGCCAAGGTCAAGACCGGCGAGATCGACCTCGACCGCGCGCGCGCGGTCAACGAGATCGGCAAGACCCTCGTCGAGTCCGCGAAAGTCGAGGTCGACTACCTGCGCGCCACCGGCGGCGGCGAGAGCACCTTCCTGGATAGCACCGTCGGCACCAACAACCTGCCGCCCGGCATCACCGGGCGCACCGTGCACCGGTTGAAGTGACCGCAGGAGGGAGTGACGATGGACGACCGACAGCAAGCCGCGATGAGCGCGGGTGTGACCTACGGCATGGAGCTGCTGAAGCAGCTACCGAAAGATGATCCCCTCGTTCTGGAGGCCCACATGACGGGGGTACTCATTGCCTTTTGGGCTGCGCTGTGGGGCACCTTCGGCACCGAGTACGCGCGAGCCTTCATTCAGGCGCAGCTGCGGGGCATGGAGCCTGGCCAGCCGCACGAGCGGTTCACCGCGCCCGGGCCTCGGCGGCACTGAGCCGGCGGCCATGATCTGGCGCAACGAGTACGCGACCCATTGGGCGCGGCGCTTTGCATGGCTGCCAACGCAGCTAGACGACGGGCTGACGGTGTGGCTGGACTGGTACGAGCAACGGTACGTGCCGCATGCGCCGCCAGAGGCCCCGGAGTCGCTGCATGCCGTCGGGTATTGGGAGCGCCGCCCCGTCTGAAGGCGACCAGCAGTTGTGGAACAGGCCGGCAAGCGGCCGATAAAGGAGCGATGAAGTGAGCACGACGACCTACCCCAAGATCACCGGCTACCGGCAGCTCAGCCAGGCCGAAGTGGACCTCATGAACGAAGGCAAGCGGCTGGCCGAGCAGGTCGGCGCGTACATCGCGAAGCTGCGCCGTCACCCCGACGCGATGACCACGAACGCGCCCAATGCTCTCGACGAGGTGCCGCTCGATCAACGCTGGATCATCGCCGGTGAGACGCAGCTGCAGCAGGGCTTCATGGCCGTGATGCGCGGCATTGCGCAGCCGACCACGTTCTGATGATCAGCTAGGTCGGATCCAAGCAAAAGGCTTTGCCGCCGCAGGCGGATCGAAAGGGAATCTATGGAGTTCACGACAGAGCACAACGGCCGCGGCGCCGTCCGATTCGAAGTCCGCGATCCGCCGCCCGTCGGATCGGTCCTGGTGCTGCGCAACGGCACCACCGTGACCTACCGCGGCCCTGGTCCGGCCGGGATGCTGACCTGCGCCGACAAGACGGGCTTCGAGCACCTTCTCTTCCCGTCGCAGATCGACCGGGTCGACGAGGTGGCGGCCGGCCCGGGGCGAGTCGATGGCTGAGAACATGCACCGCGATGCGGCACTAAGCGAATGCGGTCGCTACCGCTACCGGCTGGGTCGGAAGTGGGGGCCTGGGCCGTATCTGCTGTACGTGATGCTCAACCCGAGCACTGCCGACGCCGCGCACGACGACCCGACCATTCGGCGGTGCGTGGGCTTCTCGAAAGCGCACGGGTACGGCGCCATGCACGTCGTGAACCTGTACGCCTACCGCGCGACCGACCCGCGCGATCTGAAGGCGGCCGGCTACCCGGTCGGACCCGACAACGACAACCACATCAAGGCGGCTGTGGCCGGCGCCGATGCCGTGTGCGTGGCATGGGGAGACCGCGCGCGGGGGCTGTCGCGGCCGGCTGAAGTCATGGCCATCATCGCGCGGCTCGGCCGCCCCACAGCCTGCCTGGGCGTGACCAAGTACGGCCTGCCATCGCACCCGCTGATGCTGGCCGCGACTTGCAGGCTGGCTGAGTACCGCTGGCCGGTCGTCCAGGTGAAGCCGGCGCGATGACGGATTACGGAAGCATTGCCGCGGCGCGAGAGTGGGCTGCAGGACGCTGGGTCGTGCGCGCCCTGTTGGCCCGCGAGTTGTGGTTTCATGAAAGCGGCGACGGCCGGCACTACCACTGGCTGCGGGTAGGGTGTTACGTCCGCCCTGAGAGCCCGGGTCTGCGCGTGTTCACAGTGATCGCGTGGCGGCTGAAGGTTTCATGGGGCCGCGCGGCGCGAGGCCCAGCCGGTAGCTGAGCAGCGCTGCCCTGCCGGCGCCGGCTTTCGCCCGCGCGAATAGCCCGACGCAGCGCGCGCGCGGGACAGTGGGCGCATGCAGCCCACCCAACCCCTGCCTGGTAGCGCCTCCGACCTGCCCTGGATGCAGCGCGCCATCGGCTACATCGGCCAGCGCGAGATCCCGGGGCGGGAGCACAACGCTCTGATCGTGCAGTGGTGGCGCGCCATTCGGCGCGGCGGCATCCGCGACGACGAGACCCCGTGGTGCGCGGCGTTCGTGGGCGCCTGCCTTGAAGAGGTGGGCATCCGCAGCTCGCGCTTCGAGTCGGCCGCGAGCTATCTCGCCTGGGGGCAGCACCTGATGCGGCCGGCGCCGGGATGCATCGTGGTGCTCTCGCGCTCGGGCGGCGGCGGGCACGTGGGCTTCCTGGCAGGGGCGGACGTGCTGGGAAACCTGCTCATCCTGGGCGGCAACCAGGGCAACGCCGTCAACGTGGCCGCGTTCCCCATGACGCGCGTGCAGGGCCTCCGCTGGCCCGAGGGCTGGCCACTGCCGGCACCAGGCGCACCCCTCACGCTGGCGAGTGCGCCGGCGTCTACCTCGGAGGCTTGACGCTCGATGAAGCTGGGTTCCTCTCTGCTTGCAGCCGCGCTGCTCTCGGCCTTGGCGGCAGCACCATCGCTCACGCCCGCGTTGTCGATGCGGGCGCCCCAGGGCGCGGAGGCCACGCGCCGGCAGTTTGCTGGCGAATGGCGGCGCGGCACGAAGCGCCGATACGGCCGGCCCGGCTGGAGCGTGGCGCAGGGCCAGCGGATGGCGCGCAAGGCCCGCAACAAGGCAGCGCACCGGCGCGCGTGCAATCGCGGCGGGAGGCGTTGAGCATGCCCGCCCCGATTCTCTCGGTCGCGATGGGCCTGGCGCAGTACGCGCCCCAGATCATGCGCTGGCTCGGCGCCGGCCAGGAAAGCACCGCCGTGGCCGAGCGCGTGGTGCAGGTTGCCCAGGCCGTGACGGGCACCGGCGACCCGTCCGCGGCGCTCGAACGCATGCGCGCCGACGCCGCGGCGCAAGCCGAGTTCACCCTGCGCGTGCAGGCCATGAGCGACGAGCTCGAACGGGACTACCTGGCCGACCGGCAGGACGCGCGCAGGCGTGACGTGGCCATCGTGCAGGCGGGCAAGCACAACGTGCGCGCTGACCTGATGGTCGTGGGCGCTGTGGTGGGCCTGCTGGCCTGCCTGGGCACGCTGGTGTTCTTCAAGGAGAAGGTGCCGGGTGAGGTGGTGGGCATCGTCTCCACCGTCGCAGGCCTCTTCGGCGCCTGCCTGCGGGACGCTTTCGCCTTCGAGTTCGGCTCCAGCCGCGGCAGCCGGGAGAAGGACGCGGTCATCGCCGCGAGGGCCGGCTCATGATGGTGGAGGCCAGCTTCTGGCAGATCGTCGGCGCGGCGTTCAGCGTCTCGGGCGCGGTGATTGCCGCCTTCTGGGCCCTCTCGCGCGTTCTGATCGCGCAGTTCACGAGGCAACTGGAAGCCAAGTTCCAAGCCATCACCGACGCGCTGTCGCGGCAGGACACGGAATCGCGCGCGCTTCTCGCGCAGGTCCGACAGGTCGAGCGTGACCTGATGGAGCTGCGTGCCGAGCTGCCGCGCGAGTACGTGCGGCGCGAGGACTACCTGCGCGGCATCGGTACGGTGCAAGTGACCATCGACAACCTGCGCCTCACCGTCGAGCGCGCGATGACCAGCCGCGGGAGCGCGTGATGAGCCTCGTCCACCACATGGAGAAGTCCCGTCGCGAGGAAATCCGCTGGCATCTGCTCAGCATCGCCAACCTCCAGCGCCCCGAGGGCGTGCAGAGCCGGGCAATGCTGGGCGTCGTGAAGGCGGCGTTCGAGGACGCGTCCGAGCTGGAGATTCGGCGCGAGCTGGACTACCTGGAAGAGCGCAAGCTCGTGCAGATCACCAAGGACCCGCTCGGGTACTGGAAGGTGGAGCTGACGCGGCACGGCATCGACTTCGTCGAGTACACCATCGAGGCCCAGCCGGGCATCGCGCGCCCCAAGGTCGGCGGCGCCTGAGGCGGCATGGGCCAGCGCAGCAAGGTCGACTTTCTGCCGCCGGACGTGCGGGCAGAGCTGGACGCGAAGCTCTTCGACAGCTCGTTCAGCGGCTACGAGCACCTGGAGCGGTGGCTGGAGTCCAAGGGCTACAGCATCGGCAAGAGCAGCCTGCACCGCTACGGGAGCAAGCTGGAGGAGCGCATGGCCCAGCTCAAGGCCAGCACGCAGCAGGCCCGCGCGCTGGTGGCCGCGAGCCCGGACGATGCCGGCGACATGGCCGAGGCGACGATGCGGCTCATGACCGAGAAGCTGTTCACGCTGCTCATGGAGGTCGACCTCGACCCCGAGAGCGCCGACCTCGGCAAGCTGGCCAAGGCGATGGCGCCGCTGGCCCGTGCGCAGATCGCGCTGCGGCGCTACAAGGCCGAGGTGCAGGCCAAGCTGGAAGAGGCCGCAAAGCGCGTGCAGGAGGCCGCCAGCGCCGGGGGCATGGGCAGCATCACGCCCGACCAGCTCGCGAAGATCCGGGAGATCTACGTCGGCGCGGTGGCCGGCCCGCCTGGCGCCTGACCAGCCGTGGCCCAGCCGCTGCTCTACCCGTACCAGCGGGCGTGGTTTCAGGACCGCTCGCGCTTCAAGCTCGGCCGCTTCGCGCGTCAGACGGGCAAGACCTTCACGACCACGCTGGAGATCGTCGACGACGTGTACGAGCAGGAGAGCCAGGGCCGTCGCAGCCCGTGGGTGATCCTCTCTCGCGGCGAGCGCCAGGCGATGGAGGCGATGGAGGAGGGGGTCGAACGCCACGTCAAGGCCTACGCCTACGCGGCCAGGTCCATCGGCCGCGAGACCATCGAGTGGTACGACGACGAGTCGGGGGTCAAGCGGCGGGGCCTGCAGCTGATCTTCCCGGGCGGCAGCA